AGGGTTGAAAGGAACGTCGGGAAAGACAGACATGGATTACTCCTAGGTGGGGTTGAACGGGGTTACTGCCCCGCCGAGGTGTAGATATTGCCGCCAAGCTGTCGTCCGCCTGCCGGTTTCGGAACACCCCCTACAGCGGCTCCTTCGAGGAACGGCTGCACGAGGCGGTGGAGAACCTGCGCAACGGCAGGATGGTTGCCAGCGCCTGTCAAGTCTAGCGCTGCAAAGAACTCGTCGCCCGCGCCAGCAGCTTTAAGGCCTTGCCTAACTTTGCCGGCCTCGGCGTCGGGGTTTGATTTGAACTCAGGCAGTTCTTTTATCTGGCCCTGCCACGTCTCCTGCATCTGTGTCCACAGGTCATTGCTCTGCTGTTTCACAGCCGCCGTTACTGTTTCCACAGTCTTGGCGTGAAGGTCTACAAGGGATTGGCCCAGCTCCTTTGGCGACAAATTCTTACCAAGGAGTTCTGCAAACTCTTTCCCGGTTGCCTCGTCGAGGGTAAAGCCTTTTGGCAGCGTCAGCGCTTCAAGTGAAAACGCTTCCGGGGTTTCGCCTTTTTCGGGCGGGGTCTCGTCTTCAGGCGTCTCTGCGGGCGTGGTTCCACCAGTAGACAAAAACGAGGTGGCGGCGGCTTCCGTATCGCCAGCTACGTCGGGAGCCGCTTCCGCGCCAGCGCCGGTGTCTGCTTCACCCTTAGCGCTAGCGCCACCACCGTCAACCCCCTCCGCATTGCGAAGAAGGCTGATCCAAAATTTGTTATTCGGGTTCATTTGACGTAAGTTCCTCTTGCAGAAGGGCGGGGATTAAAGCTGGGTCCGCCGAGGTGAGAAGGGCTGCAAATTCAAAACCGGCAGCTTGCAGTCCTTGGTTGTAGGCGTTTTGAACAGGGTTAACGTCAAAGACTCCGTTTGGCGGAAGCACGTTGCAGTGGGCCAAAAATGTCTTGACAAGAACTCTTAGATGGCGGTCGCCAGCTATCAGGCGTCCCGCAAATTGCAGGTGCGCTTCGAGCGTTATTTCCTCTTCAGAGGCAACTGGCGAGTCTTGAGCCATATTAAAGTCCTTTCCTCTTTAACCTATCACGGCTTCCCCATCCCGTCAATCATATTTTATCCGCCCGCGAGAAGCGACTGCACCGCGTTCAGTCCGCCGCCAACATCAACATTGCCAAGAGCTCCCGCCGCGCTACCAAAATTCTTTGCCACTTCGGAGGTGGCAAGGAGACCTTGCATATCGTTTTCCGGCGCGGTTGCTTGTTGAACCGCTTCATCTTCCTTGAGAACGGTAGGACGAACACCAAGACCCTCCGCGTATTGTTTAATGATGTCGAGAATGTCTACCTTAGCTTGCGCCTCAGGCCAAGTCGGGACAAGCTGCCCCACGAAGACTGAGAAGCGTTCCAGTGTTGCTACGTCACTTGCTTTCTGCACATCTGAGAGGATGTTAGAAAATTCGATCTCCGCACCCTCGTTATCATTGAGTGGTGGGAACAATCCCTTACGCGAGGCGATGCCAAACACGCGCTTTACTACAACCCCAATATCTTCAAGGTAGCTGCGATGAAGCACCGGTCCAAGCATTACAAGCTTTTCTTCCCGCCTCGCGTCGATCTCCGTTGCGCTTCGCACGGTGTCAAGGCTAGAGATCATGTCGAAGAGGTAGTTGTAAAGGCCGTCTTTTATAGCCCGAACAATGCGGCTACGCTTGACTTCCATTTCCTGAAAAGGCATCTGCAGATTTAGCAGTGGACGTGCCCCTGTATTTGGCGCAAGGTTATTTGTGTATGTGATGCCATTAGCGCTGAAAGCTTTTGGCCTATTACGTAAGGACAGGTCTGCAAGCAGCGGCGGCGAGATCATCTTGTCCAGGCCTTGGTCAGACCGAAACTCGAGATTTTGTAGCTGCACGGCTTTGCCAAGCACTGACAGGGTAGGAGGTACACCGTAGGTAGCGTTGTCCGGACAAGACCAACGCAGCACCGCTACCGGCCACTCGTACAGCGGACGGCAGGCCAAGTAAGGTTTTGCTCCGGCGATTGGAGCGGAAAACCAATAGCACTCACGGAAGGGATGATTTGTGCGAAGCGTGCCGTCGGGTAAGTTTTCCTCAATCAGGTGAGATACGAGATAGTCGGTTCTCGCGTTGCTCCCACCTTTCTTTGCCCGCGTAATGATCTCCAGCGGCAGCGCGTCCTCGCCGAATTCTTCCAGCAAGTCGCTCGCCTTCATACGAAACTCACGACAGAACTTAACTACTTTGTTAGAGTGGTCTGTGACGAGGTAGTACGATCCGGGCGCGCACAGCGTGAACTTGCACACAAAGTCACGATCCTCGTAGCAGAGCAAAGCGCCGGTGCCTATACCGCAAGCGTCGTATACCTGCTCTGCGCGGCTGTCGTAGTAGTTGGTTCCGGCAAGGATTTGAAGTATCTTTGATCGAATTTCAGAGTGAACCAGGCTCTGGTCGTTTTCAGGTTGCTCGTAGGGTTTGGTCCCCGGTTTCTTGATGTTCACCCACTTTCGAGCGGGAGAAGTAACACCGTTCATGAACCCGGAAGATAGGATGAGAAGGGCAAGTGCAGGCTCCCCATCCAGCATCTTTGGGTTGGCTATGCGGTCGGGCTCTTGCTGATGCATAGCTGTAGTGTTTGTGAGGTTGTTATAGAGGAACGGATAGAAGGCCTCGTTAAGCTTGCGCCAGATTGTAAGCCACTTTGCTTGCTCTGCTTTCGCGGCAAGAAGAGTGTCACGGCTTCGTTTGATGGGGGAGTATTCTTCTTCACGCATGGCTTTGGCTGGCATCATTTTTTCTTACCACCGCTGCTTTTGCTGTCTTTCGGGTTGCCTTTTTTATCGTTGAGGCTGTATCTTGTGGACGGTTCCGGAGCCGCAGACCTTGTAGATGAATTGCCTGAACTTGAGTTTGTATTCGGGTTTGCTTTCGGGCGAGGACTTGTTGCCGGGGCTAGACCGTTTGGCCCCCTATCTGTAGACGGTCTTGGTTTAGGCCGGGGCGACGTAGTTGGGGCGAGGCCGTTGGGGCCACGGTCACTTGACGACGCCTTATACATGTTACTACCAAGCTCGCGGTCACGTTGACTTTCTTTAGGCGCAGGCTGTTCTTGTCTTACCTCAGGGGCTCCGCCACCACCTCCGCCACCACCTCCGCCGCCGCCTGCTGGAGCCTGACTTTGATTTTTTACGCCACGGTTGGGACGATAGTATTTGCCGAGAAAAGAATTTTCCGGCGGCGTTTGATCTTCTGCAAAGCTGGCTGCGACTGCATCGGTCGCCGACGCGGGCGGTGTCGGCAGTACAGGTTGCGGGGCCAGCGTAATTGGTTTCTTTCTCATTATCTCACCTGTGTTGGGTTAAACCGCGAAGAGCTTACTGCGGCGTAGGGGTTTACTTCAGCGTAGTGATCGCCTTCAGTTTCGCCGTCTCTAGGCGTGGGCGTGAAAGCTTCCTCAAGGTACGGGTAGGCAAAAGTAATGGCTATGGCGTCTGCGTCGTCTGGGGATATACCAAGCCTGCGACGTAGGTCTTTCTTGCTTTCTAGTTGTAGTTTTACGTCAGCTTGGTAGGAGTAGGTAGGCGCTGTAAGCTGCGCGGACAAACCTTTTTCCTCTAGGCCTGGCCTGTCCGGCGGCAAGCATCCACCCTTCTTAATCCACTCACGAAGCCGACCATACATTTCAGCACGCTTGTTGAGGTATTTTTCCCCCGAGCCATCGTTGTCCGGGGAACTAGAAAAGTCAACTGCGTAGACGTTAATCTGCATGAGTTCTAACTGGTCGTAGACGCCGCCTCCGACACCCCCCGTGTCTACGACAAGGGAAGAAAGGTTATGGCGCATGTATTGTTCAAAAGCCCAGCGAGCCACCATGACGGTGTTTTGGCCTTGCACATCTTCCCACTTTCGACTTGAGGCGTCACGGCCTTGGCGAAAAGCAATTACAGAACTGTCAGGGCCGAAACGAGCAACATCGAGGCCGCCGATTATAGGAAGCCCGTCTTGACCTTCAGGCTTCCGCTTCTGCGCTTCCTCTACGTCAGCGAGAGAGATGTACGAAACGGCGTCAGTGCGGGGGAAGACTCCGCGAACGCGGACGCGAACAAAGTCGTGATCCTCGCCGTAGTCGTCTACCCACGCCTGCAGCTGCGTTTTATTGCTGATCTTAACTGTGCGGGAGTCGATAGCGCGGCTGTTCCAGCGGTGCGCAAAACGGCCTCCAGCAAAACACTCGCGGAAGCGACCACTATTCTTTGTAGGGTTACCAAAGGCGAGCCAGATTATCTGAGTGTCTTTGTCGGTTAGCGCGCCTTCGGTAACCTCCCAAATGAGGTCGGCAATAGCTGACGCTTCGTCAAAGATGATTAGGATACGCTTGCCGTGGTTGTGCAGTCCGGCGAAAGCTTCGGTGTTCTTTTCGCTCCACGGAACCATGTCGATGCGCCAGGTTTTTTCATGCAGCGGGTCTATTGAAAACCGTGCGGTCGCCGTCATACGGAACAAGTTCTGTGTGATCGACAGACGATGCCACTTAGCAAGCTCAGCCCAGGTCTTAGTCTTCAACTGGTTTTCGGTGTTAGCTGTGACCACGCCTTTAGTGTCTACCTGAGTAGCCATAGCCCAATCTATTACCCACGCGACCAGTGCAGACTTGCCGATACCGTGACCGGAAGTTATAGCTTCCATAACGGGAAATGTTTCGCTTTCCTCGTGGCGCTGACGGGCCTCAGCTATCGCTGCATCAATTGTGGTAACTCCGTCTCGGAGACGGCAAAGCAACTCAACCTGCCATTCGTCCGGGCCATCGTAACGAAGCAGTTCTCCACTTCCCCACTCATACGCGCCAAGCACGAAAGCGTAAGGATCGTTGCGGACTTCCGCAAGCCAGGTAACGAGAAGTTCTACTTCGTCTTCAGTCATGTTGACTCTACATCCGAAAGAGCGTCTAGCGGCGTTATGTTTTTCATAGACGTTGTGCGGATTTGGGCAGCGGCAAGTCTGTCGGCAAAGCCTACTTTTATGTTTACTTCACTTTTTTGCGAGGGGCCGTGTCCAGTACGGTCAGCCCCTACTTGCACAACTTGCAACAGCAGCGCATCGCTCAGCTTCTCTGGTTCCAACTCCATCCGGTCTTGCAAGATGCCAGCAGCGTCGATGGCGAGATCGCTCAGCTTGCGCTGGAAGTCAACGAATTGCTCGTTTACTACGTCGCGGTAGTGAGCGACAAGTTCGACAAAAGCGGGGTCGC